CGTATCAGTTCACGTGATGTTATTACGATGACTGTTGTATATCCCAATGGCAGTTTTGTGACTTTAGTCGGGGGTGTTATCACCGATGGAGTGCCTTTTTCACCCGCTGAAAGTAGCGGGCGATTAAAAGCAAGAACGTACGCTTTCGCTTTTGAAAGTTACGCAAGTTAAATTTGGAGTTTTATGTTAGAGCCAAAAGAAACCATTATTGATGGAAAAACCTATATTATATCAAAGTTTCCCGCAATTGATGGTAGAGAAATTATTACTCAGTATCCTTTGTCAGCAACTCCTAAAATAGGAGATTATCAAACTAACAAAGAAATTATGCTCAAGATTATGGGTTATGTAGCAATTAAATTGCCAAGCAATAATCAAAATTTAACATTAAGCACTCAGGATTTAGTTAACAATCACGTTCCGAACTGGGAAGTTTTGTTAAAACTTGAATGGGCAATGATGGAGTATAATTGCAGTTTTTTTCACGAAGGGAAAGTCTCGAGTTTCTTGGAAAATTTAGTCGAGATGCTCCCTGCTTGGATTACCCAAATGTTGACCCTCTTATCGGAACCATTATCTCAAGCGGAAAAGCCAGTCTCAAAGAGTTAAGAGACGATTATACGCTTGAAGAGGCAATGAATCTTTATGAAATAATTGCTGTTAATGCTTATAATGAAAAATTGGCTATCGAGTACGCGAAAAAACGAGGAGGCAAATAATGGCGATTTTAGATACTTTTTATCTCCTCTTTAAGTCCGATACCTCAGATTTAAAAAAAGGTGCATCCGAAGCCCAAAAAATCATAGGTGGTCTCGGAAAGGTTTTAGCTGCTGCGATACCAACCGGACTTGCAATTGCTGCTTTAAAAAATGCCATCAGTGCGGGTGTCGAACTAAGCCAAACTTCAAAACTTTTGGGTGCAAATGCTGCTGATTTACAAGCTTGGTCAAACGCAGCCGAATTAGCGGGTGGCTCAGCTGCTGGCTTTCAAAATAATTTAAAATCTTTAGCTCAGCGATTTAATACGTCCGCTGATGTTATGCTTAAAGTACTTCCAAAATATGCTGATATTTTAAGCAAGCTATCGCCATCACGAGCGCAGCAAATTGGAAAAAATCTTGGTCTCGATGAAAGTACGATTTTATTATTGCAACAAGGCAGACGTGAAGTTGAAAACGTCATTAGACGTCAAAAAGAATTGTCGGTTGTCACAAAAGAAGATACAGAAAACTTTTTAAAATATAATCGCTCATTGACTGAAACAAAACAACTCAGTGGAGCGTTAGGAACGGTTATAGCAACCGAAGTGGTTCCTTATTTAAATATGTTTTTTCAAGCTACGAGTAAAGCTTTTGGATATTTTTTAGAACATAAAGGTTTGATTAAAGGTGCGTTTATTGCCGTGGGCGGGGCTGCTGCGATATTGGCTGCGCCTTTTGTTACGGCAAACGCTGCGGTTATTGCGGTAACTGCTTCAATCGGTTTGTTAATCGCAGCTTTTGCAGCGGTTTTTGAAGATTTTCAAAAGTTTAAAGATGGAGCGCAATCAGTTTCTGGCTTAATCGCAAATCGATATAACGCGATAGGGAAAGCAATATCTGAAAAAACAGACAATATACCGGCATGGTTAAAAATATTGACCGGTCAAGGCGCACTGTCGGGCGGTCTGAATTTATCAAATTTAAAAGATTCTTTATCTAGCGCAAAATTAAACTTACCTTCGCTAGGTGTTTTGTCTGGGAAAAATTCCTTGGCTGCTAATTCAACGGTGAATAATCATGTGGATAGTATTGTCATAAATACTCAATCTTCCGACCCGCAAGGTATTTTTGATGCTTTAGGTGGCGAATTAAGCAAGGCATTTTCGCAAGTTTCGAATTTTCATGGTGATGGGGTTTTTGCATAATGGCATTATTAAATACGATTGTTAATGCTCTTTTGCCCGCCTTTGCTTTCGATCCCGTTGCAATTTTTACGCAAGATTTTGTTCAAGTGTTTGCATCAGCTCGACCCTTAAAAGCCGTGGTAAAAGAAGAAGCTAAGGTGATGGAGCATCCGATAGAAACTGGCGGAACCATTGTCGATCATCGAATTGTTTTACCAGTTGAAATCGATCTATCGTTAGTAATTAATGCAAATGACTATCAGGATACTTATGCTCAGATTAAAGAATATTATTTGAACTCAACTTTGCTTGTGGTGCAAACAAGATCGGGCGTTTATCAGAATCAAATTATTTCATCAATGCCACACGAAGAAGATCCCAGCCAATACGATGTTTTAAGTGTTGCTTTGAGCTTCAAGCAAATCCAGTTTGTTACTGCAAAATTTGCTGCAAGTCCTAGAAATGCTTCTAATAAAAAAACAGTGGATCGAGGCGTGCAGCAAGGCAAGGTAAAAACCCCATCTGTTTTAAGTGGAATTTTTAAGATAGGCGAGGTGGCGCAGTCATGATTAATATTCCTTTGCAAGCGATACCCAATCAATCTTTTTCCATTCAACTGGATTCGGTGAACAATTTTAATTTAGAAATAAAATCCATCGACAATACGCCGGACATTGTCGGCACTGCAATTATGACCGTCACTATTTCTTTAAATAGCGATCCGACTCCACGAATTTTAGTCAGTAATGCGCGAGCCACCCCGAATTCCCCTATTATTTATTATCCATACTTGCAAAATTTTGGCGAGTTTATTTTTCAAACAGACAATGAAGAGTATCCTGATTACCACAAGTTTGATATAACTCAGTTTTTGTTTTATTTTTCGCCCGTAGAAATCGAGGCAATCAGAAATGACAATCAACAATCTTGATCCCCGAATAATCAGCGTGAGTTTAGAAGTAAATAACGGAACAAAAGTATATTCTAGTCCGTTAAACATCAAAGCAACTGGCACAAAGTACGCTAACGCTTTGCAAAACGAGGCGAACATTACCTTATTTAATCTAGAAAAATCCACTCAAGATTTTTTATTAAGCGAGACAACCCCGTTTAATTTAAGCACAACCCCCAAAATATTGACTTTGTCCGCTGGGCGTGAATCGTACGGCTTAGCAAAAATATTTGTTGGAAATATCGTATCATCTTCATTAAGTCAGCCTCCTGATATCGGCATAACTTTGAAATGTATGACGGGAAATTTTCTAAAAGGAAACGTTGTCGGTAACAACTTCGGTAAATCTGCATCTTTAAAAGAAGTCGGCCAAAACGTAGCGAGTCAACTTGGGTATGCTTACCTTTATGAAGCTGATGACAAAACAATCACAAACTATAGCTTTTCGGGAAGCGCACCAAAGCAATTACAATTAATCAACTCGCTCGGTGGCGTGAATGCGTTTGTTAATGACGGGACTTTATATATGAAAAATGCCATGGTTCCGTTAAAGGGTACGACTAGAATATTAGACGCGAGTTCAGGCATGATTGGCATTCCAGAATTTACAGAACAAGGGTTACGAGTCACTTTTTTGCTTGATAACAAAACGACTATCGGGGGCGGTTTACAAATTAAATCCGAAGTTTATCCCGCTATAAATGGAAATTATGTAATTTATAAACTAGGCTTTAATATAACAACTAGAGATACCCCTTTTTATTACATAGCGGAATGCGCAAGGATTAAAAGCTGATGAGTAATATTAATAACCCTGATATTGACCCCGCAAACAACTATAGCTTGGTTGGAGTCATAAACTTTGCTTTTCAAAAAATGATGCAAGCAGTAAATGGCATGTTACCCGCAAAAGTTTTGGAATATGATCGAGTTACTAATCGAGCCTCAGTTCAATTACTGGTTAATTTAAAAACAACTTCCGGCGCGTCTGTTGAAAGAGGAAGCGTTGCAAGCGTGCCTGTTTTGCAGATGGGCGGTGGAACTTACAGCATAAGTTTTCCGCTCAAAGCCGGCGATCTAGGTTGGCTTCTCGCTAATGATCGAGATATATCGCAATTTTTAGAAAATTATAACGCTGAATCACCAAGCACTAATAGAATGCACAATTTTGCTGATGGCGTTTTTTTCCCAGATGCAATGAAAAGCTTTAATATTAACGCTGCAAACAAAGATTATTTAGTCATTCAAAGTGAAGACGGAAAAACAACTATTGAAATGGGCGTGAGTACTTCTGTTGGCACTCCGCATGAGATTAATATTAAATGCGATCGCTTAAACATCACACCGAACACAGGAACTGGGTACGTGAACATCAATGGAAATTTGTTTGTGAATGGCTTGATAGAAAGTCCCACGGGAGCAGTAACTCCACTGCCGATTATTCCTCCGTTCCCACCATAAGGATTCATTATGTCTTTGCTAACCATCTCTGCTAACGTAAATAATAAAAGTGTCATTAATGGCCGTGAAATTGCGTTTAATGATATCTATTTAGACGAATTTAATAACATTGCAATGAGCACTGATTTACAAGCGACTCTTGAAGAGTGCGCTGAAGCTGCAAGAACGTTACTTGGAGAAGCCGTGTTTGATACTAGTATCGGCATTCCTTACAAAGAGGTGGTGTGGGTTGGCGTTCCGAACATGCAGCAATTTACAGCTTCCCTCAGAAGCGCATTTTTAAATGTTGTCGGCGTAACGGAAGTGGTTTCTTTAATTATTGCACAAATACCAATTCAAACAACCAATAATAATTTTCCCGTTAGTTCACAGTCCGCGGACATGCTAACATATACGGCAATAATCAAAACAATTTACGGAATAGGGGTAGTGCAATGATCACGCCGGTTTATGATTATCAAAATTTAACGGGGCTAATTGTTCCCGATGCTACGGATATAAAAGCTAAAATAGGGGCTGAATATCAAGATTCTTTTTCAGAATCTTTTGATGTTACTTCTCCCAACACACCTCAAGGTTTGTTAATTAATGCGGAAACAGAAGCAAGAATATCGGTTGCTGATAATAATGCGAAGTTAGCAAATCAAATAAATCCCAATTTTGCGGGCGGAGTTTTCCTTGATGCAATTATGGGGCTCATGGGTTCAAGTAGAATTCCGGAAGCAAATTCTTTGGTTCAATGCACGTTAGCAGGAATTGCTGGAACTGTAATTCCGGCTGGCTCGTTAGCAAAAGATACCAATGGAAATTTTTGGGAATTAATTAATAGCGTAACACTTCCCGGCTCAGGAACAATTTCAGGAATTGTATTTTCATCAGTTGAAGCCGGCCCGATCGTTGTTGCAGTAAATGCCCTTAATATTGTAGTAGTACCGAATTCCACGGGCATAGCATGGGAAACTGTAACGAACATCGCAAGCAATACTTTTACGGGATTTTTAGTTCAGTCTGATGCGCAAGCAAGGCAGTACAGAATAAACACATTGTACTTGCAAGGAAATAGCCTTCCTAACGCAATTATTGCCGGCTTGTATTCAACCAATGGCGTGGGAAGTTTATCTTTTGTAGAGAATCCCACAGGTGGAATTTTAGTGGTTTCGGGTGTCACCATGAATGCTCATTCAATTTATGTTTGCGTGGATGGTGGCACGGATATTGACATTGCATCCTCTTTGACTGCAACAAAAAGCGCGGGTTGCGCTTATACGAATGGGGCAAGTGCAATTAATGTTGATTATCTGTACGGCGTCCCTATATCAGGACAAACAATTGCAGTTCTTTTTGATAGACCTGATGTCATACAAATAGCGGTTCAAGTTCAAGTTATTTTAAATCAACCCATTCAAAATTACGCAGACACAATACAAGACGTAATTTTAAAATATATAAACGGAAATATCAGTCAATTGATCGGCCTTGGTGTCGGTCAAAGTGTATCGCCTTTTGAAATATCGGCAGCGATTGGCATTGAGTACCCGGGGATTTATGTTTCCGATTTAGAGATAAAGAACATTTCGGCAGCGGGTTCTTTTGTTAGAACAGAAATTGACATTGAAAAATGGCAAATAGCTGCAATTCAGCGATCGGATATTTTTGTGAGTCTAGGCGTATGAATGTTGAAAAATTTGATTATTCAATTGATATTGAAAAAGTTATTCTTTGGCAATACGATGAAGCCAGGGTTTTACTTTCTTTATTAAATAAAAAACAGGCGTGGTTAACTTTAAACCATACTGATTTTTGGAAAAATTGGTTTGATCAAGTTTTTAATTTAAGTGCTGAAAATACGGAAATGAGTTTGTTTGGGCTGTCGGTATGGTCTTTTATTTTAAACGTACCGTTATTCGCTTCTAATCCCAACCCTCCTGTTTTGCCGGTTGAGTGGGGATTTAATGCTTTCGATCCTGTATTTCCTGATTATATAAATGATAACTTAAACTTTAATAATGCGCCTTTTTCTCCGTTAAACCCGGTCATATCTTTGACACAACCTCAGCAACACTTTGTGTTGCTGTTAAAATATTTTAACTGCACTACAAGGGGATCGATACAGTCTTTTATCGCAGCAAACTATAAAAGCTCAACTTTGACAACTCCTCCCGCGGTATATAAAGAAGGTTTTTTATATAGCATAAATGAATATCTACAATATTTATTGTTTTGGCTCGGTGACTCAATTGGGTATGGTACTAATCAGATATTTTGTTATGATAATTTAAATATGACGATTACTTATCATTTTACTGATTTATCAGCTTTTCCAACAAATCTTTTACAAGCTCTTAAAGTATTAGATTTATTACCCCGTCCGGCGGGAGTGTTAAGAAACATACAGCAATTGCCATCAAATCAGTTTCTTTTGTCTGATTTAAGTTTCTTTTTATTGAGTGATGGAACAGATTTATTATTATCAGAATAGGGGGTTATTTATGTCTAAAACTTTAGAGCAGGTTTTTATAGCTGATCCAATAGTTACAAAT